GGCGGCCCCAGTCTGACGCCGGAAGACGTCGACTACTGCCGCGGCAAGGCGCGCGTGATTGCGATCAATGACGCGTATCGGCTGGCTCCTTGGGCGGACGTGCTCTACGCCTGTGATGATCGCTGGTGGAACTGGCACAAGGGCGTGCCGAGCTTCACCGGGCCGAAGTACGCGCTCCTGAAACGTGCGGCAAAGTGGCCCGGCGTGCAGGTGCTGAACAACACGGGAACACAGGGGCTCGAGCGTAAGCGGAACGGGCTGCGCACCGGACGGAACAGCGGGTTCCAGGCCATCAACCTAGCCGTCCACTTCGGCGCGGCGCACGTGGTGCTTCTGGGCTACGACATGCAGCGCACGGACAACAAGGAGCACTGGTTCGGCGACCATCCGAACAAGCAGCCGTCGCCGCTCGGGAGCTTCCGCGGCATGTTCGACACGTTGCGGGAACCGTTGAATGAGTTGGGTATTCGGGTGACGAACTGCTCAAGAGAGACGGCGCTGACGTCCTTCCCGCGCGCGCGGCTGGAGGACACGCTGTGAGCCCGCATCGGCAGGTCTTGACGGCGCTCGTGCGCGGCCACGGCTGGACGCGTGGCGCAGAGCTCGGCGTCGACAAGGGCGTGCTCTTCGGGATGCTCCTGAAGGAGTGTCCTGGCTTGCACCTCATTGGCGTGGATCTGTTCCCCGACCGGCTCAGGTCGCATCGGGCGTTCGACTACGCGGCGCAGTTCTCGGACCGAGCCCGGTTGATCGAGGGCGACACCGTCGCCGCCGCCGCGCTCGTGGAAGACGGCTCGCTGGACTTCGTGTTCATCGATGCGGATCACAGCTACGAGGCGGTCAGGCGAGACATCGACGCGTGGCGGTCGAAGGTGAAGCCTGGCGGGTGGCTCGGCGGCCACGACTACAACCGGAAGTTCCCCGGCGTCATTCGGGCCGTGGACTTTGCGTTCGGGAAGCGCGTCTACACGCTGCCGGGGTCAATCTGGAGCGTGGCCGCGTGATCACTGTCGTGGTTTGGCGCTGGGGCGAGAAGTTTACCAAGGGGCACGTCGCCAGGATGCAGTCGATGCTGCAGCGTCACTTGCACCTTGAGCACCGGCTGGTGTGTATCACGGACCAGCCCAAGGATCTGCCGGGTGGCGTCGTGCCGGCGCCGATGCCGAAGCTACTGTCGTGGGACTTCAAGGGCTTGCGTCGGATGTGGCTCTACTCGGCCGAGGCGGCGAGGCTTGGTGACCGGCTGTTCCAACTCGACCTGGACGTGGTCATTACGGACACGCTCGATCCGATCGTTAACCGACCCGAGCCGTTCGTGATTTGGAAGAGCGACTCCAACTGGCCCGTCGGCCCGTCGCCGGTTGAGAAGTGGGCGTACAACGCGACCGTGATGATGGTCACGCCAGGGGCGAAGGACGACGTCTGGCAGCGGTGGAACGCCGATCCGAAGCGGATCTTCCGAGAGGCGGACGAGGACGGGTGGGGCAGCAAGGTCAACAGCGATCAGGCACTGGCCTGCTACCTCCTGAAAGGCCACGACGTGCCCGTCTGGACGAAGGCTGACGGCATCTTCGCGTATCGGGTGTTCGCCGGGAAGCACGGCGATCGGGAATGCGGGCCGGCGTGCGTCGACGAGGGGGCGGGGTGCGGCGTGCACCTGCCGACAGGTTGCCGGATCGTCAGCTTCCACGGGCCGAGGGATCCGTCACAGGTGGAGTTACAGCAGAAGTCACCATGGATTCGAGCGCACTGGCAGTAGACGTCTGGGCATCGCTCGTGCCGTCGGCTCTGCGGGCCGACAAGCAGGCTCGCGTACGCCAACTGGCGATCGAGGCGGAAGCCCGTCGACAGGCTGCGGACTACGACACGGGCAGCATCCTCGAGGTCGAGGCGGCACTCCTCTGGGCGCTCGCCGAGGCTATCCAGGCGCGCGTCGTGGTTGAAGTGGGGACATTCATCGGCATGTCTACGACCGCGCTCGCGTCGGCCTCGACCGTCCAGACCGTCTATACCTGCGATGCCAGCAACGACTGCCTGCCGGCGACGAAAGCGATCCGCACCTATCCCAAGTGTTCAAGCACGGACATGCTGCAGGACTTGCGCAAGCGCGGGGTCGTGGCAGATCTCTGTTTCTTCGACGGCACGCTGCGGCCTGTCGATGCGGATCTTCTGAAAGGCCTGACGCACAGGGAGACGGTCTTCGCATTTCACGACTTCAACTTTGGCCCAAAGGAGCGCGTGAAGCACGGGCGGACCTATCTGCAGACGGTGCCTCGGAAGGGGATCGGAAACGTCGACCTGCTGAAGCCTCGTCTGTGGAAGCACGTGCTGGTGAACCCGTTGCCGGATACCACGTTGGCGCTGCTCGTGCCGGAGGCGCGGCTGTGAACATCGGCTTCTACCATATCGACACGCAGACTCCGGACTCGGATATTGGCTACCTCTGCGCGCGCGAGATGATTAAGTCGGCGAAGGCGCGGATGCAGAGCTGCCGTGTGGTGCATTTCACGGATCTGGATAGCCCAGCGGTCAAGGGCGTCGACGAGGTCAGGCGGAAGCCGTCCGAGCCGATGGCGCTCCTCAGGATGCGGCACCATGCCGGCGTGCCAGGGGACTGGCTGTTCGTCGACACCGACGTGATCTTTCAGAAGCCCGTTCAGAAGGTCTTCAAGAACCCGTTCGACATCGCGGTGACCACGCGCAACTGGCCGCACCTGAAAGCCGCCGTCGGGTTCACTGAGAAAATGCCGTTCAACACGGGCGTGATCTTCTCGCGGTGCCCGGCATTCTGGGGCGAGGTCTACACCAGGCTGCGCCTTCTCGGGCCCGATCTTCAGGAGTGGATGGGCGATCAGGAAGTCATCTGCAACATGGTCGAGGACGATGCCTGTCGCTACACGATTGCCAAGCTGAAGGGCTCACAGTACAACTACCCGCCGGCGTTGGCTGAGGACTTCGACGATGGCAAGGCGTCGCAGGCCGAAGCGGCGATCCTGCACTACAAGGGGCCACGTCGGAAGACGTTGCTGCTTGGGCGGCTCAAGCAGGAGTCAAGGCGGTGCGCGTGACGTTTATCACGCCACCCTCCGGCTTCTTGCTCGACGAGCGCGTCTTCCCGACGCTGGGCGTTTTGAAGGTGGCGGCCGTCTGTGAGGCCGTGGGCCACGAGGTCGACGTCCTCGACCTGTCGGGCGTGTCGGACACGTTCGGGGCGTTAGCGGCACATCTCGAGGAGCACGACGTCGACGCTTACGGAATCACCGCGACCATGCCGCAGATGCCGAGCGCGGCGGCCATGGCGGCGCAGATCCGAGAGTCCTCCGACGCTAAGCTAATTCTGGGCGGGCCGCACGTGACGCTCATGCAGTCGTCTGCGCGTCAGGAATGGGCCCGGCAGGGACCGAGCCGCGCCGATCAGGCGATGCGAGAACTGGCCGACAGGTTCGACGTGCTGGTCTGCGGGGACGGCGAGCGGGCGATCACCGTGGCGCTCGAGGACGACGCGCCGGCGGTCATTGACGGTGACGATCCCAAGTCTGACCTGTTTCTGAAGTCGGACGATTTCGCCGAGTTTCCGCTGGCGGCCCGGCACCTGATCGACCTGGACAGCTACCACTACGCGGTCGACGGCGTCAGGGCTCAGAGCGTGATCTGTCAGTTGGGCTGCCCGTTTGCGTGCAACTTCTGCGGGGGCCGGCGCAGCCCATTCCTCCGGCGGATTCGCTCGCGCTCGACACCGCTCGTCATCGCAGAACTCCGGCACTTATGGAACGTCTACGGGACGCGCGGGTTCATGTTCTTCGACGACGAGTTGAACGTCAACCGGCAATTTATGGAACTGCTCGACGCCATCGTCGCGCTACAGGACGAGCTCGGCGAGGAGTTCCGCCTGCGCGGATTCCTGAAGGCCGAGCTGATTACCCAGCCGATGGCCCAGGCGATGTATCGCGCGGGCTTCCGCCAGGTGCTCGTAGGCTTCGAGTCCGGGCATCCGCGGGTCCTGCAGAACATCCAGAAGAAGGCCACCAGAGAGGACAACACTCGCGCGGTCGAGATGCTGCACGAGGCTGGCATTGCGGTGAAAGCGGCCATGTCCATCGGGCATCCTGGCGAGACCGACGAGACGATCGCGGCCAGCCGTGATTGGCTGCTCGAGGTCCAGCCAGACGAGTTCGACGTGTCCGTGATCACGACGTATCCTGGCACGCCCTACTACGACGATGCGCGCGAGACGACGCCTGGCGTCTGGACCTACATCGACCCGAGGAACGGAGACCGGCTGCACGCGCACCATGTCGACCATCTGTCTGAGCAGTCCTTTTACAAGGGTACTCCCGGCAGTTACCGCAGTTTCGTCTATACGGACGCGCTGACTCCGGAGGACATCTGCCAGCGTCGTGACGCGCTCGAGTCTGAAGTCCGGTCGGCGCTGCGGATTGCGTATCCGACGGCGGTGGCGGCGGTGAACTACGAGCACAGTATGGGGCAACGATGAGCGCGCCGCTGACGTTCGTCTGCTGGAGGTGGACACCGGCACAGCCGTATCGCTCGACGTTCGGGCCGGCCACCGTCTACGCCCTGCGCGAGATGCTCTCGCGGCATTATGCGAAGCCGTTCCGGTTCGTGTGCGTGACCGACCAGCCTCACGATCTACCAGGCATCGAGACGATACCGCTGTGGGACGACTGCTCTCGGATTCCGTCGCCTATCGGGCACAGCTACCCGAGCTGCTATCGAAGGCTGAAGGTGTTCGCGCCGGACGCTGGCGAGACGTTCGGGGAGCGGCTGGTGAGTATCGACCTCGACACGGTGATCGTGGGCGACATCACGCCGCTGTTCGATCGGCCAGAGGACTTCATGATCTGGGGCGAGTCGGACTTCCCGCACACGACGCCCTACTGCGGCAGCCTCTGGATGCTCAAGACCGGCACGCGTCCGCAGGTCTGGACGGAGTTCAACGAAAAGACATCGCCGAAGCTGGCCTGGCAGGCCGGCTGCCGCGGCAGCGACCAGGGCTGGCTGGCCTACATCCTCGGCAAGCATGAGGCCACCTGGGGCAAGAAGGACGGCGTCTACTCGTTCCGGAAGGACATCGCGCGGCTGGGCGTAGGACTGCCCAGTGACGCGCGGCTGGTGAGCTTTCACGGAAAAGTCGATCCCTGGGCATATCGAGCACAGCAGATTCCATGGGTCAGACAGCACTACCCGATGAAGGTGGCCGCATGAGCGCAGTCATCACAGCGACAGCCGCAGACTACGAGCGGGTCTTCGAGGCCGAGCTCGCCGTCGAGTATCCCGTGGTCGATGCGTTCGAGCGTCGGATGGGTCATGCCATTGGTTCTGAGCGAATCGAGCGTGCCGCGCGCGTGCTGGCCTGTCCGCTGAAGGTCCACGCGCCGAACTGGCAACACGGCCGCGTGCTGGTCGCGCTAGCCAGCGACTACGTGACGAAGCACGAAAGCACCGGCCAGCCGTTTACCTATCTCGACATCGGCACAGCGAAGGGGTTCTCTGCGCTCTGCCTAAAGTGGGCGCTCTGGACGTGCGATGGAGACGTCTACTCGGTCGACGTGCTCGACCCAAACGGCCGGGTTAGGCGCAACACCGTCGCCGAAGTGGACGGCTTCAAGACGCTTTACGAGACGCTTGCACCGTGGCCAGAAGCCTCGGCCATCCACTTCGAGCAGTCCACAGGGATCGACTGGCTGAAGCGCCACCCCGAACGTATCCACGTGGCCTTCGTGGACGGGAAGCACAGCGGCGACGTGGTCGTCAAGGAAGGCAAATTGCTGGCGGATCGTCAGGAGTCAGGCGACGTGGTGATGTTCGATGACGTGCAGATCGATGGCGTGGCGATGGCGCTGAAGTCGCTCGACTGCTACGCCTTCGAGTATCTGCAGGTGAAGCCAGAGCGGAAGTATGCGATCGGGGTGCGTCGATGAAGGTGCCTTGGTGCGCACACCTGCCCGTCGCGAACGTGCCGAACGGTGCGGAACCGAAGCCCGTTACGTTCATAGTCCCGTATTACGAGAACCCGGACTTCCTGCGTCAGCAGTTGGCCTGGTGGTCGACCTATCCGGAGTGGCTCCGGTCGAGCCTATCCGCGATCGTCATCGACGACGGCTCGCCGGCGCGCACGCGATTGCCCGAGAAGCTGCCGTTCCCGATCCGATTGTTCCGGATCGAAGTCGATGTCCGGTGGAACTGGTTGGCGGCGCGGAACATCGGCTTCCACCACGCGCCAGACGGCTGGTGCCTGGTGACAGACATCGACCACGTGGTACCGGAGTCGACCGCGACGGCGCTGGTCTACGGACGCCATGACGCCTCCGTGATCTACGGCTTGTCGCGAGTGGAGTTCGACGGCACGAAGCTGGCGGCCCATCCGAACTCGTGGTTCCTGACGCGGGAGATGTTCTGGAAGGTCGGCGGCTACGACGAGACGATGAGCGGGTTCTATGGCTCTGACGGTGACTGGCGCCGGAGACTGGCGGCGACCGCGCCGATGCAGATCTTGTCTGATCGGCTGGTCAGGCACGAGCACCAGGGGGACTCGAGCACGACGCGATACCTCCGGAAGCAACCGGAGGACTCGGCGATCGGTCGAATTGTGGCGGCGCGGGGCAAGAATTGGAGACCCAAAACGCTATCTTTCCCGTACCATCAAGTGACGGCTGAGGTGGTATGTCAGTAGCGCAACAGGTGCTCGTCGGCAAGCCTCGCACGGCCTCGGGCCTGCGCGACAAGCTCGTCACGATAGAGCAGATGACCAAGTCGAAGGGGGCGTCGGGGTTCCCCGTGGAGACGTGGACGACGCTGCGCACGGCCTACATGAGCAAGTTGGACGTGCGGGCCGACGAACGTTTCACGGCGAACCAGACGTCTGCGGCCATCGAAACTCAGTGGCATACGGACTATGCCACCGACATCGATCCGGACGTCGTCAACGTGCAGACGAAGCGGCGGCTGGTGTGGAGTGGCCGAACGTACGACATCCTGTCCGGCGCCATCATCGGCAACAAGCAGGGGGTCGAGTTCGTGACGCTGGCGAAGTCCGACGATAGCGACGAGGAAGACGAGGCCTGATGTTCTCCATGCGCGTGGAAGGCGGCGACGAGTTGGCGCGGGAGCTCAACAAGCTCTCCGTCCGTCTCGACCGTCGCCTGCTCACCGAAGCGCTCATGGAGGGGGGCGAGCCGATGCGCCGTCTGATTGCCAGCGGAGCGCCGCGTGAGCCGGGGGCCCCCGACTTGGCCGACAACATCAACCTCGCCCCGGTGCGCAAGCAGGAAGGGGACAGCGAGCGTACCGCGAATGTCGGGATCGGCGTGCCGAAGCGCTTCTTCTACGACTGGTTTCAGGAATTCAGCACCGTGCGCATGCAAGGGAAGCCCTTTTATCGTCCGGGATTCGATGAAAAGGTGCCGGAAACGCTGGGCATCATCGGCCAAGCGCTCTGGCGCGACTTGGCCGGCCGCGGCGGCGTCGTGCGGACGGTCTCGGCGCCGGCGCGGCCGTTTGCGCCCTCGGGTGGGTTCCTGTGACGGTCGAGGAAGCCGTGCGGGCGCGCATCATGGCGATCGCCGCGGTCACGGCGCTGGTCGGGACGCGCGTCTACATGCAGCGGCTTCCGGAAAGCCCGAAGTATCCGCTGGTGTGTGTGCGGTTCATTGATGACCAGTCGCCTTACCACCTGCGCGGGCCCATCGGGACGAAGACGGCGCGGGTGCAGGCGGATGCGATCGCGCGGGAGTCGTCTGGGGTGGACCCGTATGCGGACGCCATGAGTCTGCTGGATGCGATTGACGGTGACGGACTCGGACGGCAAGCGACGGGCGTGGCCGGGTTCGTCGGCGGCATCGGAAGCCCTCCGTTCGAGATCGTCGGGGTGTTTCCGCAGTCGCGGCGGACGTCCTACGACCCGCAGGAGTTGCGCATCGTGACGGCGTCGAGAGATTACATCGTATGGTTTAACGCATGACCTAACACAAGCTCGGAACCAGCGCTGATAGGAGGCATCCGAAGCCTTGCCTGGCCGGCAAGTGCAGCGCTGACAAGAGGCCGCGAGATTAGGCCGCTCGCTGTTGACACGCAACCCCGTGTCCGCAGTGGGCGGCCTTTTCTTTTGCGGCAGCCTCATCAACGACGGAGAACAGGAGTAGGCAATGGCAGACGTCACCGGTCTCACTTACGCAAGCGAAGCCACCATCGGCTATTTGGCCGAATGGCGGATTGGCATGGACAACGGGAGCCCGGAGACGATGGTCGCCGTGGCTCAGGTCTCGTCCATCCAATTCGGAGAAATGAGCGCGAACGTCATCAACAAGACGCACCTGCGCTCGCCCGGCCGTGCCCACGAAAAGATCGCGACGATTCGCGACATGGGCGCGTTCACCATGACCGGGCAGCTGAACCTGAAACACGGCTCGCACAACAACGCGGGCGGCGACGGGTTCACATCGCCGGGCGGTCTCATCGCCCTCCACCGCGGCCTCGTTGAGCGGAACATGGAGATCGAGCTCAACGACGGATCCCCTAACACGGTCCTGCCGTTTCGCGGCGTCATCAACAGCCTGAACCTCGGCCAGCTCACGCTCGAAGGGCTGATGGAGTTCACGGCGCAGGTGCAGCCGCTGCAGGATTACACGGAAGAACTGCCGTAGTCGGAACGGTCGGAACTGAGGGGTTATGGCGAATCGCGAAAAAGGGGAGGTGTCGCTGATGATCGGCGGCGCCTCCTACATATTGTGCCTGGACATCAATGCGATGTGCCGGCTCGAGGAAATGTTCTCGACGCCGACACAGGAGGTCACGTTCCAAGACGTCCTGGTGCATGTCAACCGAAACAGCATGCGGCATATTCGGGCGGTGCTCTGGGTGGCGTTTCTGAAGCATCACCCGGACTTCACGTTCGAGCAACTGGCGGACGGGATGACGGAAGCCGGCGGCTTGATGCCGTTCGTCCAGGGCGCGCTGGCGTCGCTTGGGCTGGCCGCGACACCGGATCCCAAGGACGTGCAGAAGTCGGGGGTAAACGGGACAAACCCTCACAAGGCTCAGCGACGGCCACGCGGCGCGGGTGGGACTGGGACGGTCTCTACCGGCACTGGCGCCGCCTCGAACTGAGCCGCGGCGAGTTCTGGACCAGCACGATTCGGGAAGTGTTTCGGGAGTTCGCGATCGCGCGCGTGCGCGCCGATGACACGCATGACCAGTGGATGGCGCAAGCCTGGTGGACGGCGGCCCTGACTGGCCGGAATTTGCCCCAGTTGAAGACGCTGCTGGCGAAGCGCGATGCTACCGAGTTGGCGAACATAAAGAGCACACTTTTTACCATCGCGGCGGCCTACAAGTTGAAACTCCGGAAGGGCAAGAAGAAGAAGGGGAAGAAGCGGTAAACCGTGGCCCAGTCATCCGTCATCGGACTTCTCCGCGTCCTACTCAGCGCTAATACTGCGGAGTTCGACTCCGCGCTGAAGCAGTCTGCGTCCGCGGCCACGAAGTGGACGAAAGACCTGAAGTCCATGGGCCAGCAGGCGACCAACGTGGGCGCGACGCTTACGAAGGCCTTCACGCTTCCCATCGTCGGCGTCGGGGTCGCCGTCTCGAAGCTCGCCATGGACTTCGAGTCCAGTTTCGCCGGTGTCAGAAAGACGGTCGACGCTACCGAGCCGGAGTTCCAGGCGATGGCGGCATCGTTCCGCCAGTTGTCGAAAGAAATACCCATCAACGTCAACGAGTTGAATCGGCTGGGCGAGGCGGCCGGGGCACTCGGCATCCCAAAGGCTGAGATCGTCGACTTTGCCAAGGTGATGGCGCAGCTGGGCGTGACGACTAACCTGACGTCTGACCAAGCGGCCGAGTCCATCGCGAAGATCCAGACGGTCTTTCAATCGGCCGGCAAAGACACGGACCGCTTCGCCGCCGCACTCGTGCACTTGGGCAACAAGGGTGCGTCGACCGAACAAGAGATCCTTATGCTGGCGAACCGGATCGCCAGCGCTGGCAGAGCTGTGGGCATGAGCCAGGACAACGTTCTGGGATTCGCCGCGGCAATTGCCAATGTCGGGATCGAAGCCGAGGCGGGCGGGTCGGCGATCTCCAAGGTCTTCAGCGATATATCGATCGCGGTCAGCCATGGCGGCGACGAGCTCAAGGCCTTCGCGGACGTGGCGCAGCTCAGTAATGAGGAGTTCTCCA